ATACCCTTTCTTGCAGTTATAACACCAACAGAATCAATATTTGTTACATCTTCATATGTAAGAGTTCCAGCAATTGAAACATTCTGGAATGTGGAGACACCACTAACTACTAAACTATCTGCTGTAATATTAGCAGTATTTGCTAATCCAGTAAGACCTGATCCATCACCAACAAAACTTGCAGCAGTGATGATTCCTGATGTATTAACACTACCAGTGGTGCCAATACCAGTCGTTGGTAAATTTGTTAAATTAGCGCCACTTATGGCAGGCAGAGCACCTATGAGGGAACTTGCTGTTAAGTTAGTCAGTCCTGCACCATCACCTTTAAAAGATGACGCAGTAATAATCCCACTAGATATAATTTGAGTGAAAGTAGCACTGCCTACAGTCGTGCCATCTCCAACAACACTGTAGAGTTCAATGAAATTTTCATTAATTTTTCTGGCAGCAACTAATAGACTATCACCTGTTCCATCATTAGGTGCTGACCCAGTGCTTATGCCTTGTCTAGCCATTTTAAGTGGGTTTTATTTATTTATTGGACCATAAAAGTGCTTATTTTGATACTTAACATCTCCATTTCGTTTATCTTTATTTATTTGAGTCTTCAGTTGAGTTATTCTTTAATAACTTCTGAAGTTCAGCAGTTGAACCCACAAACAAGGCATTATTGGTCACATTTGTTGGACCTTTTTTCTCCTCTGTGTTAACTTCTTTGAGTTTTTGTTGAAGAGTCATTAATTTGTCAGTGGCATCAGAAACATTTTTAATCAATTGACCAGCAACCTCATATGCTCTAGGCATTTCACTTTCTTGAGCAAGTTCAAGTATGCCATTAATGGCTTCCTGCCCCTTCTCAATAATTGAATATAAATTTCCACGTGTATATTCATAATCTTTTTTGATATCTTCAGATTGAGATCTAATCTTTTCAATCTTTTTTTCAGTTGGAGTCACATCAATCATATCATCCTTCATCAGATTACATTACCATCAAATCCAAAATCATCACCAACTTCAATCAATTCTGCATCAGCAGCAGTAATACTGAATATTGGAGAACCCAGGACATGTTCTGTAGCAGTTGTATTATCCTGACCTCTCTTTACAGTGATATCATTACCACTGATTTTTACAACCCTCATATTCTCATTACCAATATCAATGTGAGTATTGGCAGTAAATTTAGATCCATCAGTTACAGTAATGATTGTTTCTGTAAGATCTATATCCTCACTAAGTTGTGAAATTTGAGATTGATCATAATCTTTTGTTGCTCTAGGAACAACTTTGTAAGTAAGATCTCTGTCATATGTTCTGGAACTCTCTCCAGCAATATATCCAACCTGAACTTTTCTGATAACTTGATCAGTGACATCAGGTATAGGACCAAAGACAAAGGTCTTGGCAGTAAATCTTAGTGTGTAAACAAGTGCTCTTCTTGTATCAAAATTACCTTCATAATCATCCTCCATACTGATGCTGTCAAGTTGAATTGCCACATCTTTTTTTTCTTTTAAATTTCCTAAAAAATTTACTGGTAAATGATAAACAGGTTGAAAAAATGGTAAAATTTGTTCAAGTATCTGTAGAGCATCATCATTCAACTTTGACATAATGCTCAATTCAATTGACATATTATATGGGACAGGTAAGTACCCCTTTTTTATTTTAGAACCAGAATCTGGATCTTCAACAAAAAATTGTTGTGTTTGAGTTGTTTTCCTTGAGGCATCATACTGAACACCAATAAATTCAAATGACATTCTAGGAAGTGTCATTTGAACAGGTTTATTCAGGTCAGGTTGCTGTTCTAATCTTGCTAAAAATTTCTGAGTTGGTCCATAGGCAAGAGGGACTTTGACAATGCTGACACTGTCATCTGAAGAATCTTTATGCTTGATTTCTATCCCATTAAAAAGAGAACCAAATCCTATGATAACAGATCTAAAAACCTCGTTATAAAAATACTCAAACATCGCCTTATCATGGTGGGGTAATACTACTATTTAACAAAATCGTATCAGGGCATTCCAAATGGATTGCTTTCACTAAAATCAATGATTGAATCTGCAGTTGTTTCAAAAGTATCATTGTCAGCCAAAGGATCAACAAGGTCATCTGACTCAGAATCAAATATCGTATATGTTGCTCCAGATTCTTGACCAATAATTTGTTCACCTGGACCAAATTCACCATCAATAATAGAAATTTCAAGTTTATTAGTTGATGCATCCCATTCTTTGACTCTTGCTGTTGCAGAACTTGCAGCACCAACAATAATTTCATTAAACTTGAATGTGCCAGTGGCAGTAATGCCAGGTGGTGTTTCAAATACTACATCAGGAACATTTAGATATCCTTGTCCTGGAGTAAGAGCAACAAAGGTTACAATACCAGCAGAGTTGACATATGCAACACCTCTAGCATCTTCAAATCCAACTCCAAATGGACTACCAGAGTCATATGATGTTGTTGTTGAATCCATGGTAAGTGAATTACTGGACACATCAACAATGCTGTCAATCAATGATTGTGGGAAGGTGAATGCAACACCAACATTACCAGTATATCCAAATCCAGCATTGGTAACAACAACATTAGATACTGCATTATTGACCAGACTTGCAGAAGCAGCAGCACCCACACCAGTTGTGCTATCAAATGTAATTGATGGAGGAACTGTGTAACCAGCACCAGTGTTAGTAAGTAATACAGAAGCAATCCTGCCATCTATTCCACCAGTAAATCCTGTCAGGAAGGATGCTATTCCAACAGCAGTTGTGCCTCCATCAGGTGATGATGAAATACCAATTGTTGGTAATGTGTCATAATTTGCTCCAGCATCTGATAATGATATGCTGAGAGCACCTGTCTCTGATATTGAAACTGTGCCAGTTGCTGTTGATGCTGCACCAGGTCCAATCAGAGAAAGTGTCTGAATGTATCCAAGTTGTGCAATTTCATCATCTATGTCCTCAATACCAGTATCAATGACCTCGTCTTCATATCTGTAAAGTTCACATCTCAACTCATAAACATAGTTTTTCTTGAGTTGATAGAATGGTTGCTCATGCTCAACGTATTTGATCTCAAATAATCTATCTCCAAGAGGGAAGAATATTAGATCTCCTTCTTTTGGTCTTGATGATAATTCAACATTTACAAGATTTTTCATCAAAGGTGAGATATATGTTTCATATCTCTCTCTTGAAATTATTAGAGTCAGATCATCTTGTTCTTGTATTCCAAACTTAGATAGAACAGTTCCTTGTCCACCATATCCCTCAAAATTATCAATATATGCTTCAATAGGATAAGCATCATTAAACTTTGATTCAATAACCTCTCTTATTACAGTATTTTTTGTAATATATTTTCTGGGGATGTAATATACTTCAACACCATACATCCTGAGCTGTTCATTGACCAGACTCTGAATAAGATTTTGTTCTCCTACTGACCCATTGAGGGAAAATGGATTTAGCATAAGATCTTACCCTATTAAATCCAAAGGTGGTATCTCATAAGTGCTGAGCATTTGAGTTCTTATTTCATCAATTTCTCTTTGCCCATCATCAAATAATTGTCTACCATTAAATTCAATACCACCAGGTAATTTTACACCCTGGAATTTGATAAGATTTTGCCCCCACTGTCTCTTCACTAATGCTGTAAAATATCTCTTCAAGAATGAATCATTCCAAACACCAGCAAAGTCATTTCCATCAACTGTCTTCCAACAATCAATAATTATAAAATCACCCTCATTAATATTTCCAAAATCAACATCAATATATAATCTATCTTGTCTTTGATTGAATCTGATTGCCTTGTGAGTATTCAGCAAGAAATTCATTGTCTCAAGATATGTCATTGACATAGCAAATTGCAATAATTCAAAACTTCCAAAGTATCCTATTTCATTCAAGAACAATTGATACTTGAAACTAAACATATTGCTCATACTCATTGAATGAGCATCATCATATTGAAATATCTTATTAATACCTATGATTGATGGAGGCAGTGGTATATAATTGCTATTCTCGTAAAAAACATAATCAGTGCCACTATCAGTGACAGTTGTAGAAGTGATGCCAACACTCTGACCACTAGTCACACTAGGTGGTTTTGCTTTACCTCTACTAATGTCCTGTGATGTAATTTGATACTTTAAAAATACTTGTGATACCCCATCAAAATGTCTCTCATGGAAGAACTGGAGAGCATCATCTAATAGATCCTCTAACTGTTCTTCAGCAACATTAATTTCCAACATAGGAGCGCCCAATTGTCTTAGGGCATAATCTATCAATCCTTGTCGAGATGCTGGTTGCGCCATTATACGCTACAATTTAATACTATTTATGGAGCAGAGGATACTCCTGTCTGAACAAGTATATTTCCCTCTACAATTCTATAAACAGTTGATGCAGAACCTACCAGTATATCATATACATATCTTCCATTTTTAAGTAATCTTGTTTCTGTGGATCCAAGTGATATTTTGAATTCACCCTCAGTTGCACTAGTAAATCCTACAGTGAATGTTGCAGCAGCAACTGTGGTTGATCCTACTGCTGCACTTTTTCTCATTTGTGATGATCCACTGTACCCAGTTAGATCAAAATCACTTCTATCAACTTCAAGTATTTTGAATGTTGAATTAAAATCTGCACCAGTATTAATAGTCAAATTGACACCATATGCCACTCCTGCATTTGGATCAAAAGTGATTGTACTATTAGCCATTTGATTCTAAAAATTTGGTGAGAAGTGACTTAATATCATTTATATCATCTTTTAATTCATCAAGATTTTTTTCAAGTTTTTCAACCTTTTCAGATTGATTTAGCATTCTATTTCTATTTTCAATGTATTTTTGAAAATCATTTTTATTATTGCTTATGATAGCTCCTGTATTGCTATCTCTGAATAATCCACTATGATCTTTTACTGGTATTTTTGACATCATGCAAGTGCTAGTACTCTTAGATTTTTGAT